CATTCTGGTGTTCTTTGAACTGGTTGCGGTATTTCTCTTAACCCTTGAATTTTCTTCTCTATTATATTTATCTCTTCCGAATTAGTTTCATTACATTGTTCGTCGTCTTCTTCGATTGCATGTTGTATAGAGCGTTCTGGATGAAATGTTGTTATATAGATATTAAATGCGTCTTCTAATAAGTCGTTCATGTCATCTTCAATATAATCGCTATCTAAAATATGGTCTTCCATTTGTATATAGAAGATATCTTTTATTTCTTCTAGCAAAATCTCTTGAAAATTTGGGTCAGAAATTGCGGTGGGATTTTCTGCCATATATTCTTCCATTAAATGTAACGCAGTTTCTACCAAATCAACAGCATAATTTTCCGAAAAAATAGATGGTTCATCTTCGAATACTAATGTATCCAATATGTCTTGTAACGTTTCTAAATCATGTATAAAAGTAGTCATACTATATATATTATTTAAATCTATTTAATATATAATTAAATAATTATATATCAAATAAATAGTCATCTTAATTTTCATCGTCTTCTTCTGAATCAGAATCAACTGTTTTTGCTTCTTTTTTTCGTATAGTACCTTGACCTAATTTTTTTGGTGCTAATGATTTAAGCGTTGAAACTCTTTTATCTATATTTTTAAGTGTAAAATGTTTCGATGTTTTTATATAACATAATGCTGGAATATCCTTAACAACTCCATTTTCTTTATCATATATTACATCTTTGACTCTTTGCAATTTTTTGTGGTCTAAACAGTCTCTTAAAAATGTTATTAATAAATCGGATTCTTCATTTGAAAGATTATTTTCTTGCCTATAATTTTCTACATAATCTTGTAGCTTCTTAGTTTTAACTGTTTTATTTAACTTGCACCATGGCTCATTTACATTATTAATCTTTTCATTCTCTAGAAACTTATCCAAATTCGACAAGTCATTTGATGATTTAGTTTCTGGCAACTGGACACCATTTAGAAGCATAGTTTTGTACTTGATATTTTTGAGCTCTTGGCAATCGATTTTAATTGAGGAGTCTAGCATCTTATATAATATATAAAATTGAGTTTAACTTACTTTCGTAAAATATATATTAATCAAACAATATTTATATCAATTACATATTAAATATATTATAGGTCTAAATTATATGGAAGATAATATCATTAAAAAAAGCATTGCATATAATGCTGTCAAAAAATTACCAAGAAAACAACTAATTAAAGAACATGATAAAAAGAAGAATAAAAAACGAGTTGAATCTGAAAATTGGAAATTTAGTGTAGAAAATTATGCTTACGAAAATCAGATTAAAATGATGAAAGATATATTAGCTAATAATTATAATCACAATGATTATGTATCAAAAATTGCTATTCAACAAATAAATAGAAAAATATATGGTTATAAACAACAAGATATCATTAAAAAACTTTTAAACGAAAAAGATTTCATAACTTTACAGTCAGTGATAGATAAAATGGTTGATTGTGCATTAAAATGTTATTATTGTTCTTGCGAAATGAATGTTCTGTATGATATCTCGAGAGAAATGAAACAATGGACTGTAGATAGAATTGATAACGACTTAGGACATAATTTAACAAACTATTATTTAGCTTGTTTAGAATGTAACTTAAAACGAAGGAGAAGAAGTGACGACAAATTTTTTTTTACAAAACAAATGAAGTTAGTCAAACTTCCTGGAGAGAATAATGAAGACAAAAATGAAGAAGAAGACAAAAATGAAGAAGAAGATAAGGATGATTCGTTTGTTTAATAATATTAATTAATCTTATATTATTAAATAATGGAAAATAAAAAAATAGATTATTGTGATGAATGCGTAAAAGAATTAGATGAATTTAGTAAAGGAATTCGTGACTCTCGTTCAAATTATTTAGGCGAAAAAAATAATTGCGCTATTCATAATCCAAGTGTTAAAATTCATAATCCGAGTGTTAAAATTTACAACGCAAATGGTATAATTAAATGGACTGATGGTCAACTATATGAGAGGTCTAGAAGAATGAAACATCAAATTGAAATGGAACAAGAGCAATTTAGTAAAGAAATGGAATCATCAGCATATACTTCTTCATTAAATCACGACGAGAATACTTGGGATATTCTAAATCAATCATTATCTGGTGCAGGTTTTAAAGTATCGAATAAGAGAGAAGAATTGGGTAATAAATTAGCTGGTAGAGAAATGCTTCAACAAATTGGGTTTAATCCTTTTTTAGGTCAAACGAATTACGTTGATGATATTTCAATTAGAGACCAATTTTTAAAACCAATCAATACCACTCAGGATGATACAAAAGTTCCGTTTAGTAGCTAAATTAAACCAATGTCTTGTTACACATTGTGTAAAGTAATCTATTGACAAAATAAGCAATAAACATATTAAACAAAATAATTAAACCATTTATAACATTTACTAATTTAATTTTACCAAAGTTTTTTATTAAGTAATATATTTCTGTAGTAAATAATATAACTAGACTAATAAAGAATAGTGCTGATATAATAAGAAAGTAAAAACAAGCACTTTTATCTAAAGGACCAAAAAATGAAGTCATCAAATCCGACATTATAATATATACAAAGTTTTTTTTATTTATCATATAAAATATTAATGAAACTTGACAACAATTTCAACATCTTCCTTCTTGATGCTTTTTGTTGCAGAAATAGATAATTCTTCTCTCTTCTTTCTAGTCTTTGAATTATCAACAGATTCTTTTCGCTTTGAAGTACTATTTCTACTATTCATATCTTTTTCAATTATCTCATAATTCTCCTCAATAAAATTAATTACCTTATTCTCGATAGCCCATTTAAAGAAATTCAATTGTCCAATTGTTGTCTCAATACATGTTCCATCCTTATATGGAATACTAATCCTATCCCATCTACAAAATGGATCAAAACGCTTCTTGGAATATGCTTTTAATTTAAGCTTATAATCAAAATAAACTTTAAAACGAACATTGTCACCATTCTTATTAGTCATTTCATATAGTGTATAGTTTTTTTTAGCATAATTAGTAGCAAACCAATCAACAATTCTTAGAGAGATTTTAGACTCACCTGTAATAATTTTTAACATTCTTGTTAGATTATCCTCTTCCTTATAAAATTCCAATAAATTATTTAGTAATAATTCATTTTGCGTTGTATAATTAACAGCCATGCTCATTTATGATAGATTTTTAAATATTTATTTAAGTTGTTTATATGCAAATATATATTTTAAATAATCTGTATAATATTTTGAAAAAACATCATGTGGTGTTGGTTTAGTCTTATAATCAGTTTTATCTTTTTTTAATATATTGAATTTCATAAGAAATTCCTGGATATGTTAATTTGTCCCATTTTAAATCTTCGCAGGTGTAAATAAGTATTTGAATATATAAATTAAAATAATATAAAGACCTTTAAGTTGTTTAATTTATATATTAACGTCTTCTCATTTGATTTTTTATTTGATTTTTTATTTGTCTATTTTGAGCTACACGCTGGGCTCTTGCGTTTGCATTAGAAAGTCCATACTTGTAGTTAAAAAACTGAACATTGTTATGATTCATCCGTTCTTCCTTTTTTCTCTCTTTTTCTTCTTTTATCTCTCTTTCCCTTTTCTCCCTTTTCTCCTTTTTCTCCTTTTTTCTTTATTTAATAATGTTTCTAGTTTTAGTTTATCTTGTTTTTTTGCTGTTAACCAAAATTGGGTTACAATTTAAGTCATATAAATTTATAGAAAAATATGTATTAATTCGCTAGCATAATATAGTTCCTTTCCAATTTTTGTATCATCAAATATAATATCAAAATTGTCATACTTTCTAAAGGACATCGTACTATTACATGTTCTAAAAAAAGTAATTTGAGGACTACTTGTTTGATATACATTTTGCGCTCCATACGCAACTAATTGCATTAAGCCACCCCAGATCATAAATTATATAAAAAAATTTGTTTATATGTTTTCAATAAAATTTATAACTTATATCGTCTAATCATCTTCAACCACCAACATTTGTTTCTTAACTACTTTCTTAGCAGATGCTTTTGCCACTACCTTCTTCTTAGGCTTTGCATCTTCTCCATTCATCAATCTAGTTCGTTCTTCTTTGTAAGCAATATATTCTTGTGATAATTTTTCAAGTTCATCCAGCCACATCTTATTAATACTTGTAGACTTAATAGTTTCTAACTCAACAG